CATGTTGGGGATCAAGCAGTCAGAGTTTATTATGAAACAGCTAGAGAAAGAAGCAACTGATATGGATAATAATTCAGCTTCAAGAATTAGAGCTTTAGAGCTGATGGGTAAAACTCATATGGTTGGACTATTTGCAGATAAGCTAGAAATAAAATCAGAAAATATAAACATGACTGCAGATGAATTAGAAGATCAGCTAAAAGACAAGCTACAAAAATTACTAGGTAACAATTAGCCTAGTTTCGCTATTTTCGTTAGTCTTGTTACCCCACCCAGTCCTACCCACCCGTGTATAGTGTAGCCCTGTCCATACGTACTACAGTTATTTTACTCATATAATTTCATATTTTTTCCAAAAAAAAATAAAAAGGGGTTGTCTACTAGTTATAACTAGTATATATATTTAGTTATACTAGTATAAATAACTAGTTATAACTAGTATTGTTATAACTAGTAGGGAAAACGGATTGTCAAAAAACGTAATAGAACTAGATAAACACAGAAAACTTAAACAACCAGATTATCTCTCTGATTATGAAGTGCCAGAGTTATATAATGAGATTAAAATTGGTTGGGTTGATGATGAAGACGGCAATAAGTCTTTGCATATTGTTTCTGAAGTAGATACCGATGAATGTTTGTGGATGATTGACTTAGCGCAAAAGATAGTTGATAGTCGACCTGCAACAACATTGAATGAAAATGAGTGATCTAGCAAAATTAATTAGCAATGCCTATCAAAACTTAGATAGTTTTTCTGCAGACAAGCAGAAAGAGATACTTGATCTAGTAGAAAAGATTGAAGAAACCAGAGATAAAGAAAAAGCTAGAAAAGAATTTCTTCCTTTTGTTCGTGCTATGTGGCCATCTTTTATACATGGGAGGCATCATGAAACTATGGCCGAGGCGTTTGAGCGAGTGGCCCGGGGTGAATTAAAAAGATTGATTATCAATATGCCACCCCGTCATACCAAGTCAGAATTTGCAAGCTATTTATTTCCTGCATGGTTTCTTGGAATGTATCCTGATAAAAAAGTTATACAAACTGCACACACTGCAGAGCTATCTGTTGGCTTTGGTCGTAAAGTTCGTAACTTAATACAGAATGATGACTTCCAAAATATATTTCCCGGCATAGAATTATCCACAGACTCCAAAGCAGCAGGAAGATGGAACACAAATAAGCGTGGTGACTACTTCGCTATAGGTGTTGGCGGTGCCGTGACGGGTAAGGGTGCCGATATTTTGATAATTGATGACCCCCACTCAGAGCAAGACGCCACTATGGGAGAATATAACCCTGAAGTTTACAACAAAGTTTATGATTGGTACACATCTGGACCTCGTCAAAGACTCCAACCGGGTGGTGCAATCATAATTGTGATGACAAGATGGTCAAAAAGAGACCTAACGGGGCAAATTATCAACAAATCTATCGAAAGAGAGGGGTCTAATGAGTGGGAAGTCATAGAATTGCCTGCAATTATGCCTTCAGGCAAGCCATTATGGCCTGAATTTTGGGGGCAGGCGGAATTAGACGCACTAAAAGCTGAATTACCAGTCTCAAAATGGAACGCACAGTACCAACAGGACCCTACATCAGAAGAAGGGGCTTTAATCAAGCGAGAATGGTGGCGTGAGTGGGAGAAACAAGATTTACCTCCTTGTGATGCCATAATTCAATCATGGGACACAGCCTTCTTAAAAACGCAAAGAGCGGATTATAGTGCATGTACCACATGGGGCATCTTCTACCATCCAGATGATGAAGGTAATGAGAGACCAAACTTAATATTAATTGATGCATTTAAAGAAAAACTAGAATTTCCTGAATTAAAAAGAGCGGCATACGATAAATATTGGGAATTTGAGCCAGATCAAATGATTGTAGAGGCAAAAGCAGCAGGTTCACCGTTGATTTTTGAATTAAGAGCTATGGGAATACCAGTTACGGAGTTTACACCGAGCCGTGGACAGGATAAGATAGCAAGAGTTAACAGTGTTACAGATTTATTTGCTAGTGGTGTTATTTGGTGTCCACCTGCAAGATGGTCTGATGAAGTTATAGAAGAATGTGCAGCTTTTCCATCAGGAGATCATGATGACTTAGTTGACTCAACTACACAGGCGCTGTTAAGATTCAGACAAGGTGGTTGGATAAGAACCACAATGGATGATTGGGATGAAGAACCTAAATACAGAAGACCTGTGGAGTATTATTGATGGAAATGACGCATATCATAGATGGATTAATAGGGATTATTGTTTTAGGTGGAGGATGGTTCTTGGGAAATCAATCAAGAGAAGTAAAAAGAATTGATATACTGCTAAATAAAACTAGAGAAGACTACGCAAAGCGTGATGATGTTACTGTTGCAATAAATAGACTAGAAGAAAAAATAGATAGACTTTTAGAAAGAATGAAATAGGAGAATCCAATGGCTGTAGAAAAAATCATGACACCAAGGGACTTAGCCAAAGCAGAGATCACAGAAGAAGAGGTTACTGTTGAGGTTTTAAATCCAGAAGCTGTTTCAGTGGAAACTGAAGATGGTGGAATGATTATAGATTTTACAGGAGAGCAAGTCGAAGAAATTATGTCTGGTGGATTTGATGCAAACCTTGCAGAAGAAATAGAAGAAGGCGACCTGCAGTCTATGGCTGGTGAATTGATATCTAGTTTTAATTCAGACAGACAATCAAGAAGCGAATGGGCTAAGAGCTATGTAAAAGGACTAGACCTTCTTGGAATGAAGATAGAAGAAAGACAGCAACCTTGGGCAGGTTCATCTGGTGTTTTTCATCCTATACTCACAGAATCAATAGTTAGATTTCAAGCACAGGCTATGGGCGAGATATTTCCTGCATCTGGCCCTGTAAGAACAAAGATAGTTGGGAAAATGTCTGTTGAAAAAACAGAGCAGGCTGCTCGTGTAGAAAATGAAATGAATTATTTATTAACAGAGCAGATGACAGAGTACCGTGATGAAACAGAGCAGATGTTATTTAAGTTGCCTTTGGCGGGATCTGCGTTTAAGAAAGTTTACTATGATCCAATCATGGAAAGACCATGTGCCATGTTTGTACCAGCAGAAGATTTTGTTGTTTCTTATGGCGCCTCCGATCTTATGACATGTGAGAGATACACTCATGTTATGAAAAAATCAGCAAATGACATAGCAAAACTGCAAGATAATGGATTTTATAGAGACATAGAATTGCCTGACCCTGAGCCAGATATGTCAGATATACAAGAAAAGTATGACGAATTAGACGGAGAGTCAGCAACAATAGAAGATGACGATAGACACACTCTACTAGAAATGCATGTAGAGATGGAAATGCCAGAGCCATTTAACGAAGAAGATGGTATAGCTAGACCATACGTTATCACGATAGATAAATCTTCAAGAACTATTTTGTCTATCAGGAGAAATTATTATGAAGACGATAAAAAGAAAAGAAAGAGACAATACTTTGTCCACTATAGGTACCTCCCCGGGTTGGGCTTTTACGGTACAGGACTTATACACCTCATCGGAGGACTTGCAAAAAGCGCAACATCAATCCTCAGACAACTTATCGATGCAGGAACGCTCTCGAACTTACCAGCCGGTCTTAAGGCTAGGGGTCTTCGTATCAAAGGTGATGATTCGCCTCTCATGCCGGGTGAGTTCCGTGACGTTGATGTCCCGGGTGGTGCAATACGTGACGCTATTACTTTCATTCCTTACAAAGAACCAAGCTCGGTCTTGTATCAGTTGCTTGGAAATATCGTTGACGAGGGGAGAAGGATTGGCTCCGTTGCGGATATACAAGTTGGAGACATCAACGCCCAAGCACCAGTAGGGACAACTCTTGCTCTTATGGAGCGATCAATGAAAGTTATGTCTGGTGTACAAGCTAGACTGCATGCAGCATTGAAGAACGAGCTAAGATTATTATCAAATGTTATTCGTGATTACATGGATGGCGAATATGCATACGAGATGGAAGGTGACTTTGACAGAACAAAAGACTTTGATGATAGAGTTGATGTTATCCCTGTATCAGATCCAAATGCAGCCACCATGTCGCAAAGAGTCATGCAATATCAGGCAGCATTGCAATTAGCACAACAGGCACCACAACTTTATGACATGGGTAAGCTACATAGACAGATGTTAGAGGTTCTTGGAATACAAGATGCTAAAGATATCATTAAATTACCAGATGACATTAAGCCATCAGATCCAGTAACAGAAAACATGGCAATATTAAAACAAGAGCCAGTTAAAGCATTTAAGTACCAAGATCATGAAGCGCACATCAAAGTTCATCTTGCTGCTGCTAATGACCCAAAACTAAAAGAAATTGTAGGTCAGTCTCCTTTTGCAGGTGCGATACAGGCAGCTTTATCAGCGCATATTACAGAACATGTGGCATTTCAATATAGAAAAGAGATAGAAAAGAATCTTGGTGTTGCAATGCCTAACGAAGAGAAGCCGCTACCAGAAGACACAGAAGAAGAGTTATCTAGAGTTACAGCAGAGGCAGCAGAAAAGCTATTGCAACAAAACACTGCAGAAATGCAACAACAAGAAGCTATGAGACAACAACAAGATCCATTAACTCAAATACAGCAAAGAGAGCTTGCTATAAAAGAACAAGAGCTTATGCACAAAAAACAAATGGATATTGCAAAGTTAGAGCTTGAAGCGCAAAAAGCTAAAATGAATGAAGAAGCTCAAAAAGAAAGACTGCAATCTGAGGACAGGAGAGAAGGTGTAAGAATTGCTGCTAAGTTAGCAACAGACGCATCAAAGGATCAAAAAGATGAAGCAAGACTTGTAATGGATGCAGCAAAGCAGCTACAAGATGAGTAGAAACGAGACAATATATACACCAGTAATAAAAAAAATACAGGAGGAGATGGATGCTGTCACTGACCATTTATCATCCGGCAGACCTAGTAATTTCGAAGAATATCAAAGACTTGTCGGAAAAATCGAAGGATTGTCCATTGCTAGAGAACTGCTGCAAGAAACTGAAAAAAGATTTATTGACGATTAGGGGTTCCCAACTAGTCAATAGTTGTGTATATTTAAAATAACGATATTCAGGCGTTGAAGCCTGCAAGGTGACGGTGAACCTAAATCACTGCAAAAGGATCAGAGATGTACTCTGCAGAAAAGATAGAACTAGACGAAGAAACCACTCGTAAATTACCCGAGCCAAAAGGTTATAAATTATTAATAGCAATACCTAAGTTAGAAGAAAAAACTCAAGGTGGCGTTATTATTCCAGATAAGTTAAAAGGACTTGAGCAAACCGCATCTATAGTAGGTTTGGTTATAGCATTAGGAGATGCTGCATACAAAGACGCAGAAAAGTTTCCTGATGGACCATACTGCAAAGAAGGGGACTTTGTGATATTTAGATCTTATTCTGGAACAAGATTTAAACTTAGAGGTGAAGAATTTAGATTGATAAACGATGACACAGTAGAAGCTGTTGTTGACGATCCTAGAGAATATACGAGGGCATAATGGAAAATACAGCAGAAAAAATAGAACAAGAAGTTCAAGTAGACGATAATATAGAGCAGACAAAAGAGCAGCCTATAGCATTAAATCAAGATCCTGTTGAGATTGAGGTTGTAGACGACACACCAGAACAAGACAGAAACAGGCCAAAAAGAGCAGAAAATACAGAGCCAGATATACCTGATGAAGATGAGATAAGGGGATATAAAGGTGATGTGCAAAAAAGGATTAAACAACTTAAATACGAGTATCACGAAGAAAGAAGACAGAAAGAAGAGGCCAAAAGAACAAGTGATGAGGCTGTGGCTCATGCGCAAAGACTAGTAGAAGAAAATAAAAAGTTAAGAAAAACTATTGATGATGGAGAGAGTGTCCTTGTCGAGCAAGCAAAAGGAAGAGTTGATGCCCAGCTTGCAAAAGCAAAACAAGAATACAAAGAAGCCTATGAATCAGGAGATCCTGATAAATTAGTAGAGGCACAAGAAAAATTAAGCAACATACAGAACGAGAAATATAGAGTTGATAACTACAAGCCACAGGTAAGAACTCAGCCGGTTTCTGATATTCCTCCAGAACAGAAGTCGGCTACCCCAAAAATTAAAGAGCCAACTGGAAAAGATAAGGAATGGCTCGACAAGAATAGAGGCTGGTTCAACGTAGATGGATATGAAGAGATGACAGGATTTGCTCACGGGCTTCATGCAAAGCTAGTAAAAGCTGGTGTAAATCCTTTATTAGAACCAGATGAGTATTATCGTAGAGTGGACACATCAATGCGCAAAGCATTTCCTGAACACTTTAAAGTAGATGATAATGAAGACAAGCAGGTTATTGAGACAGAAGAGGTAGAAGCACCTCAACGACCTGCTGGTAACGTGGTTGCCCCGGTTAACCGAAGTGCAAAAAAACCACGCAAGGTGCAGTTAACCTCTACCCAAATCGGTCTCGCAAAGCGACTTGGGCTTACCCCTGAACAATATGCGCAACAATTATTGAAGGAATCATTAAATGGCTAATAGAGATTCACGCACAGAAGATACAAGAGAAAAATCAGAACGTAAGGTTACATGGCAAAGACCGTCAGCTTTACCTGATCCAACACCTCAAGAGGGTGTAGAGTTTAGATGGATTCGTACATCTGCCCTTGGACAATCTGATATGACAAATGTTTCGTCAAAATTTCGTGAGGGCTGGGAGCCAGTTAAGTTAGAAGATCATCCAGAGTTGAAGATCATGTCTGACGTAGATTCTAAATTCAAAGGTAATGTAGAGGTTGGAGGATTGTTACTTTGCAAGAACTCAACAGAAAACATGGATGCCAGAAGAGACCATCAACAAGATACTGCTAAATCACAGATGCAGGCGGTTGATAATAGTTTCATGAAGGAATCCGACCCCCGTATGCCAGTACTCAGACCAGAGAAAAGCACACGCACTTCGTAATAAACATTAACAAATTAACCGAAGAGGTATAAAAATGAGCAGCACAGCAGCACCATTTGGATTAAACCCTATCGGTAGATTCGACACAGGTTCATTAGAGGTATTTAGACAATATCCTATTAAATCTGGTGAAAGTACAGCTATAGTTAAGGGCGATATCGTTCAGCTAGTAAATGCCAGTAATGCAACTACTATTGCAAAAATGACAGGTACTATGGATGGTTCAGCAACTGACTTATGTGGTATTTTCATGGGTTGCCGATTTACAGATCCAAATACAAATCAGTTGACTTTTAGTCAGCATTTTCCAGCAAGCACTGTAGCATCTGATGCTATGGCGTATGTGGTAGATGATCCAAATGTATTATTTACAATACAGGCGGATGGAGCATTCTCTAATGCAAGAGACATTTATGGTAAGAATGCACCAGTAGTACAGGGAGCCGCAAACACCACATTAGGTATATCAAGAGTATCATTAGATGCTTCTGAGATATCAACAAATGCAGGTGACGGCATTAAAATAATAGACTATCTAGGCGGTGACTTAGGTGATGAAAAGGGAAGTAACTTTCCAATATTGGTTTGTAAATTCAATTATCATCAGCTTACATCAACTAGTGGCGCAGCTTAAGGAGGTTGTAATATGGCTATTTCAAGAGCGCAACTCCTTAAGGAGTTATTACCGGGTCTAAACGCATTGTTTGGATTAGAGTATGAGAAGTATGAAGATGAACATACTGAAATATATGAAGTAGAAAACTCAGAGCGTAGCTTTGAAGAAGAAGTAAAGTTATCTGGTTTTGGGGCAGCCCCAGTAAAGCCAGAAGGCTCTGCTATTTCTTATGATTCTGCACAAGAGTCATTTACTTCAAGGTATAACCACGAAACTGTGGCTATGGGCTTTTCAATAACAGAAGAAGCAATGGAAGATAATCTTTATGATTCATTGTCTGCTCGTTATACAAAAGCACTAGCAAGAGCAATGGCTTATACAAAGCAGACAAAAGCTGCTTCATTGCTTAACACAGGCTTTGACACATTCACTAGTGGTGATGGTGTAACATTGTTTAACACAGCCCACCCAACAGTGGCTGGTGGTAACAATAAAAATAGATTGACAACAAATGCTGACTTGAACGAGACATCTCTAGAACAAGCAGTTATTGATATTGCAGCTTTCGTAGACGAAAGAGGCTTGTTAATTGCTGCAAGACCTAGAAAACTTATCGTTCCACCAGCGTTAATGTTTGTTGCAACTAGAGTGTTACAATCAGAGCTAAGAGTTGGAACAGCAGATAACGACTTAAACGCA